TCGAAATCGCCTACCTACTTCAACCGCGCGAGATCCTGGCGACGCATATCGCGCGCTTCGTGGCGGTAATGCCAAACCGCCGACTCGGACGGACGGGGGAAGTGACCTTCATGGGCCGCGTCGACGCAGCCCATGACGACCTTCCCCGCCTCGTCGAAGACGCGGAACGGGGAGTTGACTGGTCGGCAGCACGTCGGGCACTCCGAAGTGCTGCCGCCGTTCGCCTGGCGGATCGCATTGATCCGCGCCGAATTCTTCTTGTCGACTGCGAGGGTAGGGGTTTTGAGGGTAGGGGTTTTCATAGTTTTTCTCCTGTCAGCTCGCCTTCGCGCGAAGCGCCTCGTAGAGATCGGCGATCAGGCTCTCGCTCGTACCCTTGCCGAGCACCTGATCGATTGCCGCGCGGATATTCTCGCCCGCTACAACGCGCGCCAGAATTTCCGCGCTGATTTTCTTCGCCTTCTCTTTGCTCTCGTTGTTCATGCCACTATATGTTAGCACAGCGGGTGCCAGCGTCAACAAAAAGAAAAATCAAGTAGTTACGAAATATCGGGTGTTCTAAATTCGGACGGCGTAACTGCTCGAAGATACGAAAAAGTCTAGTAAAAGCCGGCCCTTAGCAACTGTCCGAATTTTGTTCGCGTGTCTTTTTCTGCTTCAGCTTGCGAGCGCACTTCGGCCCACAGAAGCGACGAGGGCGGTTGCCCCGCCCATCGGCGCGCCTGGCGGGCGGTTGCTCGAGCGGTGCCCCGCACGCCTGGCAGGTGGTGAGGCGCTCGACGGGCTTTCGGCGGTTGTGGTAGCGCTTCCTGCACCGGTCCGAACAAAAGGTGCGAAGCCAGCCCTTGCCCGAGCCCCGCGAGTCGAAGACGCGCCCACACTCGGGGCACGGCGCGAAAGGCGAGCGCTTCGTGACGCGCGTAGCCTGGGCGTACAAACGGCGCGCTTCGAGGTCGCGAGCTCGCAAGTCGTAGGCGATCGCGATTATGCTCGGCCACGCCTCACCGTAGCCGAGCAACTCAAGGGTGGCCTGGTCGAGTTTCACTGCGCCACCTACTCCCCGAGGTCATCGGCCGCCAACTCGGCCACAGTGCGCTCTTCGGGGTCGCGGATAGTAGCGATCCACGCTCGGCGGCCCATCGGCGTCAGGGCCCACGCGGCTGCGTAGGTGGTTCGGGTCTTCACCGGGGCGCTCCTGACATGCCCGAGTGCCTCGAGCCGCGCCAGGTAGGCCCGGACGGTCGGCAAGGAGAGCCCCGCTGATCGGCAAAGCTGGGAAGCCGTCAGCGGGTCTCGAGAGCGACCGAGCGCTTCGCGGATTTGTCGTTGACCAGGCGGTTCGCCGATCTCCGTTTCTCCGAGCCCCGCGCGGTAGGCATTGATCAGGCTTTCGAGCGCTTCCGTCAGCCCGCGAATCCCGCGCGCGGGGAGAAATTCCCGCTCGAGCCACGCCAAATTCGGGGCCGACACCTCACAGCTAACCGTGATTTTTTCCATTTTTTTTTTTTTTTTTTTTTACCTCGCTTTTCCGCCCCGAGAAATTCGGGTGCGGCACCTTCTACACGCGCATGATCTTCTATACGGTTTCATTTACTTCTTTTTATAAGTTAGAAGTAGAATACAATGAAATAGTATAGAAGATCACGCGCGAAGATCAAGTGGGGCCCGCGAGATTTTTCGCTTGCCGCGCGGCGGGGAAATTTTCAGAAAATGCCGTGGGTACGCGATGACCCTTCCGCCGCCGAGGGCTTGACGCTGACGCACGGCTTCGGTAATCTCCGAAAAACAGGAAGGTTTCGATCGATGGGCAAGCCAGATCAACGAGTTAGACGCGACCCTCGAACCGGGCAACTCTTGCCGGGCTCGAGGCTCAACCCGTCTGGTCGCACGGGATCGAGGTCGCATTTGTGGCGCTACCTCGACCAAATGCTCGGCGCGAACGCGATCGAGGCTTACGTTTTCGCGGCCCAGGTGATGCGCGGGCAAGTCTCCGCGCCAGCTCGAAAACCCGTGCCGGGCGAAGACGCGGCCAGCGTAGCGCTGATCCCCCTGGTGGGCCCGACGATTCGCGAACGCCTCGACGCGGCGCAGTGGCTTGCCGAGCAACGCAACGGGCGCGCGCCCGCGTCGACCTCGATTGAGCTGGCCGCTACGGTCGAAATCCCAGGTGCTCGCGTCGATCCCGCGAAGCTCTCGGATCAGGAGCTTGAAGTCTTCGAGGCGCTCGCCTTGAAGGCGCTCGACACGGGTGAAGAGGTCGACGGCGAAGTTGTCGACGCCAGACCGCCGCATTAGTTTTCCTTGTAGGTGACGGTCAGTTCGGAATAGTAGTGCTTCGTCTGGCCGAACGGGTCGTTTTCGAACGGGACCGCAATGGTGGTAGACCCCGAGCGGGTCTGCTTGGCGCGCAGCCCGACACCGAACACGCCCGCCGCGTCGAAGCAGCGCGCGCGGTTTTCCTTCAGCTCGGCGAGCGTCGAACCATAGACGCAGATCTTGAACGGGCCGGTGAGCACAACGTGTTCACTCGCGTTCATCGCGACGATTTCGCGCGCGATGTGGGCCTTGATCAGCGTGCCGAGAACGATTGCCGTGGTCGTGTTGTTCATGCCCCACATAGTAACAGGCCCTATCGACCTGTCAACTAGGAAAGATCGAAAATCGACTGGCGCAGTGCGTTGCGGTATTTTCGCGCCCATGCCCTCGATTTCGCTTGACACGAGCGACCTGACACGTCTTTCGGCCGAACGAATGCGGCGCTCATTCGCGCTTTTTGCACAGCGTGCTTGGCCCCACGTCGACCCCGCACCGCTCGCGTGGAACTGGCACCTGGGAGCGCTTTGCACCTGTTTGCAAGCCGTCACTGAAGGTCGGTTGCGGCAGTTGTTGATCAATATCCCGCCGGGGCACGCGAAGAGTTTGATTGTTTCGGTGCTTTGGCCCGCGTGGGTATGGACGCGCGATCCTCGTTGGTCGTCAATCTTCGGCTCTTACGAACTGGGGCTTGTCACACGCGATGCGGTGCGCGCGCGCTCGCTAATTGAAAGCCCCTGGTATGTGCGGCACTTTCGTGCAGATTCAAACGGCATGTTACTTTGGGAGTTCGCCGATGATCAGAACCTCAAGAAGTTCTACCGGAACACCCTCGGCGGATCGCGAACTGGAACGAGCGTGGGAAGCGGAACGGGCTATCGTGCCGATGCGCTCGTGGTGGATGACCCGATCTCGGCCGATGACGCCTATTCAGAGATCGAGCGCGCGAATGCATCGCGATGGTTTTTCGAGACCATGTCGAGCCGCTTCAACGATCAAGCTCGCGCGGTTCGAGTGGTGATCATGCAGCGGCTTCACGAAGACGATCTATCGGGGGAGATTCTTCGTCGCGGCGGTTTTGAGCACCTGTGCCTTCCGAGTGAGTTCGATCCGAAACGTAGGTCTATCGTTCGTGCGCTCGACGGTTCGATCGTCTGGAGCGATCCGCGAACGAAGCCCGGTGAGCTGCTTTTCCCCGCGCGCTTTCCGGCTGCCGTTCTTGAACAGGCGAAGAAAGATCTCGGTGCTTACGGGTACGCGGCGCAGCACGATCAGTCGCCGAGCCCCGTCGAGGGCGGGTCGATTAAGCGCTCATGGTTCACTCGGCGCTACTTGAGGCCAGGGGAGCGACCGCGTGAGGGCTTCGAGTGCATCACCTTGCCCGAGCGCTTCGATCTCGTGGCGATAGTCACTGACGCGGCCTTCAAGAAGACGGAAACGAGCGACCGTGTGGCGATTCTCGTTGTGGGCCGGAAGGGCCCTAATCTCTTCGTGCTCGCGGCGAAGTGGGATCGGCTTTCCTTTGTCGAGACCCTGCAAGGGATCCGTGATTTGCGCGCGGTCTGGCGGCCGAATGAGATCGCGATCGAAGATAAGGCGAACGGCTCGGCAATCGTCGAGCTGTTGAAGCAAGAGCTTCCGGGTGTGATTCCGATCGAGCCCGAGGGCGGGAAGGAAGCTCGCATCATGGCGGCAACGCCAGCGCTCGAGGCCGGGAACGTGTGGCTTCCGATTGACGCGCCTTGGGTCGACGCACTGATCGAGGAAGCCGCCGCGTTTCCGAACGGGCGTCATGACGATGCGATCGACGCGCTCGCTTACGCAATCAATCGCTACCTCACGCGATCGAGTCTTTCACGCCTTGCAGCCCTTGCCGCGCGTTGATAGTCTGACGATCGGACCCTACTAGCAGGGGGATCGCGCGGTGCTCCACACGCGATCGGGCACGACCTCGCGATACGGCGTGCGAGGGCTAGGAAATCGCCGAGGGCATGGCGGGTTCTCGCAAGAGCGAAGCCGCGCGTGGTCACCGAGCGCGCCCGATTCGGTGACACTTCCCCGCTTGCCGTGATAGGGTCGCGACATGAGTTCGAAGAAAAACGCTCGACTCGAACAAACCGCGCGCGCGGACGGGTGGACCAACGTTCTGACGGGTCTCGGTGTGTCGACGCGCGACAAGCGCGCGGCGCACGTTCCGATCCCCGAGCCGCTTTCCTACGCTGACGCGCTCTCGATCTACCGTGCAACGGACACGGGCGCGCGAATCGTCGATCTACCGGCCGAAGAAATGGTGCGGCAGGGGTTCGACGTGCTGATTCCGAAAAATCCCGAGCAAGGCGAAGTCATCGGTGCGGCGCTCGACGATCTCGACGTGAATGCGAAGTTGCTCGACCTCGCGAGAAAGACGCGCGCGTTTGGTGGGGCGGTTGCGCTCGTTGGGGCTCAAGACGGCGCGGGCCGGCTTTCGGAACCGTTGAACGAGCGCGCGATTCAGACGATCGAGTTTTTGACGGTCTTCGATCCGAGTGAAGTTTCGGTGCTCGAATTCGTCGGCTCGGTAGGCGCGCGCAATTACGGTGAGCCCGCGTTCTATTCGATCCATCCGAAGGTGAGCAGCGCGGATCCGAAGAGCCAGGGGCTCGAGCGAGTGCACGCCTCGCGCGTGCTGCATTTTCGCGGCCCGTCGATTTCGCGACTGCAAGAACAGGCGAATCGCGGCTTCGGTGATTCGGTCTTCGATCTTGTCTGGAAGGTGATCCGCGATTTTGATTCGGCATATGCGAACGCGAGTGCGTTGATCGAAGACTTCGCGCAAGCGGTGTTCAAAATTCGCGGTCTCGCCGAAGCGATCGCGGGCGATCGAAGCGACCTCGTGAAGCGGCGGCTCGAGGTCATGGACCTTTCGCGTTCAGTGCTTCGAGCGATTGCGCTTGACGCCGACGGCGAAGATTTCGAGCGTAAGCCAACGCCGATCAGCGGGCTCCCCGAGCTTCTCGACCGCTTCGCGAATCGGCTTGCAGCCGCAACGAGGATCCCGGTGACGGTGCTCATGGGTACGAGCCCCGCCGGGCTTAACGCAACGGGCGCAAGTGACGTTCGGCTCTTCTACGACTTCATCGCGAGTCAACAGCAAGCCGTGCTTCGGAAGCCGCTCGAGCGGTTGATTCGGCTCGTCATGCTCTCGAAGCGCGGGCCTACGAAGGGTGTCGAACCTGACAACTGGGCCGTTCAGTTCCGGCCATTGTGGCAACCGAGCGAGCAAGAGCAAGCCGTGACGCGCCAGACAATGGCGGCCGCCGATCAAGTCTACTTGGCGAATGGCGTTCTTTCTGCCGACGAAGTGCGAAAGGCGCGTTTTGGTGGAGATCGTTATTCGGTCGAGACCTCGATTGAGGCCGATGATGGTGTGTCGGAAGAGGCCGCTTCTCTGGCCGAGACCGAGGGTGTGCCGCGCGGTATCGATCCGAACGGACAACCGATCTTGCTGAAGCCCGGCGAGGTCGGCTCCGGCGTTGCGGCGAGCGCGAAGGTGCAAGATCAGGCGATGAATGGCGCGCAAGTCACGTCACTGATCGAGATTGTTCGAGCGTATCACGCGAATCAAATTCCGCGTGAGAGCGCTCTTGCGATTGTTCGCGTAGCGTTCCGACTCTCTGAGCAAGAAGCGGCAGAAGTGATTGGGCCCGAGAGCTTCCAGCCGAAACAACCGGAATCCACCACCACGAGCCCGCCGGTTTCGGGCCCGATTACCGAGTAAGGAGAACCTACATGGCAAACGTCATTTATACACCTTTCCTGAACTCCCTGTTGAATCACAACCCCCCGATCGACTTCGACAACGACACGATCAAGGTCGCGCTCGTCACTTCGGCCTACACGCCGAACGCTTCGCATCAGTTCTTTTCGAGTGTGACGGGCGTGGTGGGCACGCCGCAAACGCTCACGTCACCGACGGTAGCGGCGGGTGTTTTCGACGCAAACGATGTGACGTTCACGGCTGTTCCTGGCGGCTCGACGGTTGTCGGGCTCGTGCTCTACAAGGACACGGGTAGCGCCGCGACCTCGCCGTTGATCGCTTTCATTGATTCGGTCGCTTCTGGTCTTCCAGTTGCGACGAACGGCGGCGACATTGTGATCTCGTGGGATAACGGCGCGAACAAGATTCTCAAGATCGGTTAAGAGTTGGAACAGGAAGCGGGGCGCTCATGGCCGACAAGAAGATTTCCGAGTTGTCCGCGCTCTCTGGTGCTGACGCGATCGCCGACACCGACGAGGTCGAGATCGTCGACAAGAGCGACACGACGTTCGGCGCGAGTGGCACGAACAAGCGAGTCACGATCGCCGATCTGTCACTCGGCGTCTTCGAGCGTTCGCTTCCCGAGTTCGAAACGTCAACGCCGTCCGCGCCCGCGAGCGGTGTTCGCTTGTTCGCTCGGCGAAAAAGCGGCCGCCGACTCGCCGCGATGATCGGCCCGTCCGGGGTTGATACCGCGCTTCAGCCTCTACTTGCGTCGAATTGCGTGGCTTTCGTTCGCCCGAATGGGAACAGCACCACGCTTGCACAGGTTGGGTTGGCGCTCACGGCAACCGGAACGGCAACGGCGGCAAATGTCGCGACCACGAGCCTGCACGCTTCCATGCGGCGAATCGAGTATCTCGTGACAACGGCGGCAACTACAGCCGTTGCCGGTTTTCGTGGTGCGGCGAATCAGTTTTGGCGAGGAAACGCGCCTGGCCTGGGCGGATTTTTCTTTGTCTGCCGCTGGGCACCCGCGACCGGGCAAGCAACCGCGACGAAGCGCGCGTTTTGTGGCCTGAAGTCTTCGACGAGCGCACCAACAGACGCGGAAGCAAGCGCGGGGCTGAATATTCTCGGAATGGGGAAAGATTCGGCTGATTCGAACTGGCAATTCATGACGAATGATGGTGCTGGAACGGCAACAAAAGTCGATCTCGGTGCTGCATTCGCGGTTCCTTCGACGGACAGATCGAAGGTCTATGAGCTTTCCATGTTCTGTGCGCCGAACGGGTCTGCAATCTTCTGGCAAGTTGCGGATCTTGATACGGGCGCGATTGCAACAGGAAGTGCGACTTCTGACATTCCGGCGAACACCACGCTCTTGAACCCGTGGGCCTATTGTTCGGTCGGCGGCACTTCGAGCGTGATCGGAATCGCGCTCTTCTCGCTCTACATTGAGACCGACAACTGATTCGCGGTGGTGAATTGTGGCCCGCCTTCTCGAGAACGGAATTGACAAGCGACTTCTCGAAGATGGCGCACTCCGTCTTGTCGAGAATGATGCGGGCGCGCCGAGCGCGACGATCTCACCGAACGGTGTAGCGCTCTCGGTGACGCTCGGCGCGCCGTCGGTGCAGCCGGGCGCGGTGCTCGTCGCGCCGAGCGGTGTGCCGATCCCGGTGACGCTCGGCGCGCCGTCGGTGCAATTGGGAGCGTCGAGCGCGACGATCTCACCGAACGGTGTGCCGATCCCGGTGACGCTCGGCGCGCCGTCGGTGCAGTTGGGAGCGTCGAGCGCGACGATCTCACCGAACGGTGTGCCGATCCCGCTGACGCTCGGCGCGCCGATGGTGCAGCCGGGCGCGGTGCTCGTCGCGCCGAACGGTGTGCCGATCCCGGTGACGCTCGGCGCGCCGTCGGTGCAGCCGGGCGCGGTGCTCGTCGCGCCGAGCGGTGTGCCGATCCCGCTGACGCTCGGCGCGCCGTCGCTCATTTACGAGCAACAAATCAAACCGAACGCTATTCAGATTTCTGTTGCTTTTGGTGCGCCTGTAGTTAGCAATCTATTTAACGCGCGCGCCATTGACGCGGGGCTACCGTTGCGTTTTCCTTCGCGGACTAGTAGGGGATCGATCGGCTATATTCCGAAACGCGGCAGGTGGACATGATCGACCGTGGCGCATTTAGAGCACTCGTGCAGGCTCACGCTTCGCGCGTGCGCGGGCTTCGGCTTCCTCGGTTGGCGCTACCGACTGCACAGGCACGGCGCTATGTGCGAGCGCTGCGCGATCGCTTTCTCGCAGAAGCCTTCGCGCTCGTAAAGGCGAAGCTCGTTCCGAAACTCGAA